AAACGCCTTGAAGAAGAAAAAGATAAAATTAACTTTTATAAACTTCAAATTTCTGATTTAGATAAGGAAGAACTTACTAAATTAAGAGAAATAGGTAAGATTTTAAGAGATAGTACTCCATTAAATAAACTTATTTGGACTTACTACTTTAGAAATCCTTATAATGACTTGTGCGGCCGTGTGATTGGTTCCGAGGCAAAGACCGGCATCTATAAAATTACTAATACCTTAAATGGTAAGTGTTATATAGGTCAAGCAGTCAACATCAAGAACCGTTGGGGCGACCATATAAAGATGGGTTTGGGCGCCGACACGCCTTCGCGCAACAAGATTTATCCAGCTATGATGAAAGATGGAGTGGAGAATTTTACTTTTGAAGTTTTAGAAGAATGTAGTAGTAATCAATTAAATGAAAGAGAAAAATTCTATATAGAGTTTTATGACTCTGTGAATTATGGATATAACGTAACGCGAGGAGGAAGCTAATGAAAATTGAAAAAATTAAATCCTATGGTTGGGAGGCCGCATTAATGGGTATGCGTAACCCCATGAACAGTTGGGAAAAATCGGATACCATTTATACTGAAGCTGGTATTCCTGTCATTGGTCCTAATGATTTGAAATTAGCTACAAATCTTATTAAGGCTGGTCCAGAACACGGCAAATGGGCAAGAATGGTAACTGTATCTATGGATATTACAGCACCACTATATTGGTGGAAAGAAATGGATACATATAAAGTGGGCACAACTGCTAATTCACAATCTACAATGCACAAACTTGCATCTGTCCCCATAACTATTGACTGTTTTGAAACAGACGATATGGCAGATGATTTGGAGATTTATACAACACCTTTGACCACTGCTGCTGATGTATTTAACCATTTAATAGGAGATTGCGAGCGTTTGCGTCAATTATATCTACAAACTAATGATGTTCGCTATTGGAAAGAACTGGTTAGATTACTCCCAGAAGGTTGGTTACAGACCAGAACATGGACAGCTAACTATGCTGTATTAAGAACTATATATCATCAAAGAAAGGGACATAAGCTATCAGAATGGCACACCTTTCTTGATGAAATAATATATCATCTACCTTATGGTAAAGATTTTATAGTTGACAATTAATAAATTTTATGTTATAATATATGTATAAAAAGTTAAAAGAAAGAGAGAAAAGCTAATGAAACAGGAATTTTTAGAGTTTTTGGATGCACTAATGAAAGCAGCGCCAAATGTAGTAGAGGAAAAGGGTAGTGAAACTGTTATGGCCTATATTGAGGCTTTAAGAGAGAATACTAAAAAGCAAGAAAGTTTAACAGAAAATGGGGCGCGGGTCTTATCATTTTTGCAGACGGCTGACTCTCTTACTTTTAAGGCAAAGGATATTGGGGAAGCGCTTGGTGTAGCGTCAAGAACAGTATCTGGCGCATTGAGAAAGCTGGTAAATGATGGATTTGTAGACAAGATGGGAACGAACCCGACAATTTACGCTTTAACAGAAAAAGGAAAAATTTTAAAATTGAAGAAGGAGAAAATGACGCATGAAGAAGATGAATAATAAGGTACACCTTGAAGGAAGACTTTATCAGCACAGTTTGGAAAAGAAGGTAACAGGGCCTCAGTCTAAGAAGCCCGGCACAGAATATATTCAGGGTAACATTGAGATTGCTACTGATGATAATATCACAAACATTGTTTCTGTTCACTTCTCATACATTACTGAGGTTACTTCTACAGGTAAGACAGATACAAGATTTAAGGTTTTGTCTGATATTATTGATGGTAAGTATCTTACATGCATGGCTGATGGTGCAGAAGTTGCAACAAAGGTTTCTGTAGATACAGCAATCGGTATAAATGATTTTTATACAGATCGTCAGAAAGACGATAATGGAGACCCTACACTTGTTTCTGCTAAGAGAAACGAGGGCGGTTTTGTTAGAATCGTTAACAACCTTAAGGAGTCTGACAAGGACCGTAATTACTTTAATGTTGATATTGTAATTACAAACTTCACACGTAAGGAAGCTGACGAAGAGAGAGGACTCCCTGAGAAGGGAATCATCAAGGGCGCAATCTTTGACTACAGAGGTTCTATGCTCCCTGTTGAGTTCTCTGTTCTTAATCCGAAGGCTATGGATTATTTTGAGGGACTTGAGCCTTCAAGTAAGACACCTGTTTTCACAGCCATTAAGGGTACTCAGATTTCTGAGGTAGTTAAGAAGACTATCACAGTTGAGGGTGCTTTTGGTGATGAAGTTCGTGAAGTGGAGAATAACCACAAGGATTGGACAATTTATTGGGCACAGTCTGAGCCTTATGAATGGGACGATGAGTCTACAATCACAAAGGCAGAGCTTACAAAGGCTATGACAGACCGTCAGACAATGCTTGCTGAAGTTAAGCAGAGATATATGGATTATAAGGCATCAGCTGGAGAAGCTACTTCTAAGGCTTCTACAGGTGGAGATACATTTGATTTCTAATTAAAAGGGGGAAAAGATTATGGCAATAAATTTGCTTGCACTGGAACCCCATAAGGTTAGTAGAGATTTAAGTGGATACATTTCATATATCTAGGGAACTCCGAAGGGTGGGAAGACGACACTCGTCTCCCAATTCCCCGGTGTTTTGCTTCTCGCTACCGAAAAAGGATATAATGCTTTACCTGGTATCTTGGTACAAGACATTACTCGTTGGGGCGATATTAAAGAAGTAGTTAGAGAATTAAAGAAGCCAGAAGTTAAGGAAAAGTTCAAAACCATTGCTATTGATACTATCGACGTAGCAGCTAGCTATTGTGATAA